TCGCTGCTGCTTCGCGATCTTTTCCTCCAGCGTCAGCTCCAGGTCAGGCCAGGAGGGGTGCTTGGCGAAGGCGGCGAGAGCGGAGGCCCTCCGGTTGAGGAGGTTCTGCTGCTCTCGGTTCAACGCCATCAGCGAATCCTAGCCCTGTGCTCCCATCCCCATCTGCTGCACCGCCTGAAGCTGCTGCTGGGCGAACTGGTCCGGGGCCATCGAGAGGCCGTTCGGCCCACCCTGGCCCATCGCTGCTGCCGCAGCCGGGTTCGTCTGCCCCTGACTTCCGACCGGGGCTTGCCCGTTCTGCTGCGCCTGCATCCCGGCCGCGCCCTGGGGCGTGCCGCCCGGAGGTAGCGCCGCCTGCTGGGGCGGCTGGAAGAACTGCTCGGTGTTCTGGATCCCGTAGCTCTCCAGCACCTTCTCCATGAACGGCTTCATGTTCAGGCCCATCATCGGCCCGAACGTCCCGGCCATGTTCATCAGCGCCATCGCCTCCGTCTGCCGTTCCTGGCGGACGGTCGATTCGTCCATCACCGAGACGGTGACGTTGAACTGGCCTTGCAGGTGGAGCGGATGCACTTCCAGGAGCTGCTGGATCCCGCCCGGCCCCACCTGGGAGATGACCCGGCCCTCGCGGATCATCTGGCCCATCATCCCCAGGAACAGCTCCCCGATCCGCGCCCAGGCCCACGAATACTGCTGCTTGCGCGCCTGGATCATCTTCTGCGCGACCGAGGTGATGATGCTCATGCCCGTGGCGGTACTGCCGCCCGCTCCCTGGACGGTGGAGTCGGCCCCACCTGCGAACGGCAGACCGCCAAGGATGTTCTGGAGGTCGCCCTTGATGAGCGACTCGGCCTGGAGGGTGATGTTGGCGGCGGTGGGATCGACCGGCAGCGTCGAGACCTGGCCGGGATCCTCAACGAACCACTGCGCCATCGGCTCCCAGGGGAAGGCGTCCGGGTCATCGACATCGGAGCGGATCAGAGTGATGACGTTCGCCAACATCTGGAGTGAGTCAAGCCGGGTGTTCTGCAACGTCCAGAGCATTTCCTTGTGTTGTGCAAGTGCGTCGACCACCGAGATGCCGGGGATCTGGAAGGCGTCCGGCATGGCCGCGCAGACGATGAAGGGCATCCGCCCGTTCCAGAACGGGTTGGGCGTGTCGCGCAACACGACTTTCCTATTTGCGACTGTGATGACCCTCTCGGGTGTCCAATACTCCAGTACCTCGATCAGGTCCTTATTCCGCCGCACATTGCGCAAATCTTGCTCGCGCTCGGACACGTCGCGGAACTCGGTCGTGTCCCTCGACTCCTTGAGCTTGTCCACCTTGGAGTAGACGCCCTCGGCCTCCAGTCGCTTCAAGGCGTCGAAGGTCTCGTAGGTGCGGTCGATCAGCCACTCGGCCTTGTCCACCGAAGGGGCCTGCTCGGGCCAGAAGAAGTCGCGCACGTCCCTGACCTCGCAGCAGGCGTCGTCGCGGATCTGCACCTTGGAGGTCTTGTCCTTGAGCGTGTCGAAGGAGTCCACGACCCCGCCGTAGCCGTCCGTGATCTCGACCGTCTCGTTGGTCGCCTCGATCACGTCGCGGGTCTCCGAATCCCAGTAGGTCTTGAAGACCGAGATCCCGGCGATCAGATCCTGCTGCATGAAGTCGCGCTGCTTCTGGGCGAACTTGTCGCGCTCCAGCGCGTAACCAAGCGTCTCCTCGATCGTCTGCGAGCGCTCCAGGCGGGCGACGATCTCGTCCACCGTCTCGCCCGGCCGAGGCCTCGGCTCCACGTCGAAGCGCGGCCGGGGCTCCAGCATCGTGGCGATCATCCCCTCGATCGTGTGGAGGATGTAGGGCACCGTGATGTCGGAGTGCCAGTCGTCCTCCACGTCCTTGCCGCCCGTGTTGCGCGAGTTGAGGACGGGCTCGGCGAAGCCACGGTAGGCGCGGTAGCGGCGCTCGACCTTGCGGACGAACTCGTCGTGGTAGGACTGCTCCGCGCGCTCGACGGCGCGGTTGACGAGCTGGAGCGCGTCCGGCAGTTCCTCGCGCGTGTAGGCGTCGGTCTCAGCCACCGAGCCCGCCACCGCCACCACCGAGCGCCCTCGACAGGCTCTTCATGCCGCCCTCACGGGCGTCCTGGGTGTTCGCAGCCTTGAGGTCGAGGATGATCTTGAGCGCCTGCGAGGCCTTGGCCCGGTCAGCGTCGTCGGGATCGACGGAGATGAACTGCTGGAGCGAGTCCTCGGCCGCGAGCAGATGGTCGAGCGAGGAGCCCTCGTCGGCCGGTGGCTCTTCGCCGGGCACGGGCTCGCCCTCGGGCCCGCCAGGCAGCGGTGCCCCACCGAGCGCCCCCGCGAGACCGGGCGCGGGCCCTGGCGGTGGCCCGCCCTGCCCTCCGAGTGCGGACTGGAGATCCATCATCGACATGCGAAGCCCTCCTCATTCGTTCCGACAGGTGCGGGGAGTAAGGTCCGGCGCCCGAGCTGCCCTTTCGATTAGGGCCGAGTGGGGCAGCTCGTTGGCGGACGGCCTTGCTAGGGGCCGTTCGCCGTTTAGGCGGCGCGTCGTTGCCAGCGGTAGCGGTGCGGCTTGCGCTTCGGCGCGGTGCGCTTGACGCGGTGCTCGTGGTGGCCGTAGAGGCGGTACAGCTCCAGCGTCAACGCGAGCGCCATCACGCGGTCGTCGTTGGAGCCCTCCTGCGCACGAGGGCTCGGAAGCGTGTCCTGGCGGACGAAGGTGCGCAGCTCCATCATCGTCTCGCTCGGGATCCCTGGGAGCGTCTTCTCCCGGATCGCCCGCTCAAGCTGGTTGATGATCTGCGGCCGGGTCTTGGTGTTGATCGGGAAGCCGTAGTTGGCGAGCAGCCGCGCGTCGGGGCGATCCTGCATCGAGTGCCGGTAGAGCTTCGGGTAGTGGGGTCGGCCCTGGCGCCCGTCCCGCAGGGCGATCACCACGGGCTCGCCGTAGCCGCCGCCCATCTCGACAGCGAGCCGCGCGTTGCCGTACCAGCGCCCGAGGAAGTGGAGCTGCTCGGCGAACTCGTCGGCGGCAATCTTGGCGTGCAGCTCGGCGACGATCGCCATCTCTTGCAAGTCCATGACGAAGCAGCAGGAGTAGTCCATCCCCCGGCCGGTCGCTACGTCGGCACCGATGACGTAGGCCCTGTCCGGCTTGGGCTTCTCGTAGACGCGGATCCAGCCCTTCTCCTGCCGGGAGAGCTTGGCCTTGGCGCCGTCCTGCTGGGGGAAGAAGCGGGCCCGGTACTCGGGCTCCAGGCGTCTCTCAGCGGAGTACCAGGAGAGCGCCTCCAGATCGAACCAGCACTCCCCGGTGTTGATGAAGGCGTCCTCGGGGTCGCGCGGGAAGCTCTCGGCGCGCTCGGCCGGGGGCAGGGCACGGGCCTTGGTGGTGTACCACTCCTCGTCGCGCTGGGGATGCAGCGACCAGGGCAGGAACTGCGTCTCGATCCCGTAGTCCTCGGCGTTGATCCACAGGTGGTGGAAGAAGTTGCCGCCGCCCGTCTCGGGGTTGGAGATCCCGTTGGCGGTCGAGATGATGATGATCTCGCCGCCGTTGTCGGCGACCGGGAAGAGCGCCTTCCAGGAGTCGCGGGCGAAGTCATGGCGGGCGAACTCATCGAGCAGCACGAGAGTCGCGGTCTCGCCATGACCCGCCCGCCGTGTGGCCGGGAGGCCGACGATGCTCGATACCCGATTGTCGGGAAAGACAAGCTCGATCAGCGACGAGGGCCTGGCGTTCTTGGTCGGCTTCTGGACTAAAGCGCCGTTGCGCAGGAAGGGCGGCAGCGACTGGAACATGTCCCAGATCCGGTTGACGACCTTGATCGCCTCGTCCTCGTTGATCGAGACGACGAGCACGCGGGTGCCCGGCTTCCAGATCGCCTTCCAGAGCCCGTAGCCACCGCCGAGCCAGGTGATCCCGATCTGCCTCGCCTTGAGCACGAGGTTGAGCGGGTTGCCCATCCAGCCGTCGATCACGCCGCGCTGCCAGTACCAGGGGGCGGCGGGGTCGAGGAGCTGGAACTGGAAGCGCTCGCCGGTCTTTGCATCGACGCACTGGACGTGATCGAGGAAGGTCGAGGGGTGAGCCCGCGCGGCAGCGACGAGCTTCTGCCGCCGCGCAAGCTCCTGCTTCGCCTGCGTCTGGATGTCAGGCGTCGCAGTGGTCGTCAACCCCTACCTCCTCACAGGCACCAGTGGCACCCGTCCCGTCCGGTGAAGCGCATGTAGGCGCCGGTCAGCGCCTGCCCCAGCGGGTGCGTCCATGTCCAGATGCCCGAGGGGACGACGAAGCCTCGCCGGGCAACGTCACGGCGGGCGTCATCGACGTAGGCGTAGAAGGTCGAGGCCATGAACTGGAGCCAGCCGCCCGCGCCCGAGCCCTGGTGGTTCATAACGAACGGCCCCCACCCCCCCTCGCGATCGGAGATAAAGAGGAGCCACCCGTCCGTACCGGGGTAGATCCGCTGGCTCAAGCGCACCGAGGTACGCCAGTCGTTCGTCTGCGGGAGCGTGCGCCAGATGACCCGCCTCAGGCGGTCAGCTCGCTCCGAATGGAAAGAGAGTTTCTGTCTTGCGATCCAGCATGTCCTCTCCCAGGGAACCGCGCGGCAGCGCTCCTGCCGGGAGGCGATCATCCAGCCGTGCTTGGGGCCGGTGAAGAAGTGCACCACCGACTCCGACTTGTGCAGTTGCTTCTGCGTTGCCGTTGTTGCCGTCGTTGCCGTAGGGGCGGCGACGAGCGCCGTCACTGCGATGGCGAGGGCGACCCTCACGGGGGCTACCTCCTGGTCGCTGACAGGGATTTTGGGAGAGGGGCGGGTTACTTCTTCGCTCGCGAGCGCTTGCCCTGAGCCCGCTTCTTCTCCTTCTCCCAGCGCTCGGCGATCTTGGGGTGCTTGGCGTGCATGAACTTGCGCTGCTTCTCGCTCTTGAAGGGCATCGGCCTGTTGCCTCCGGTGTAGACGGAGAATCCGTTTGTAAAGATTTCGACCCGCATGGGCACAAGGATTCTGGAATCCAGAAATGCCTATTTGCGGCCATTTCCGTTGTCCTAGCGGATAACAGAGGGAATGACGATGGTAGAATGTGTGTCGGTTAGGTCATTCCGACATGGAAAGGAGTCCATCAGATATGGACTGGTACGAGCACTACGAGACCGCGCTGCGGAACCTGCGCGCAGTCGAGGACAGCTTCCCCGACGCGGACTTCCGCCCGGAAGGGAACTGGCTGATGGCGTGCCGCGTCTTGGGCACCGCGCAGGATCACATCGGCGAGGTCGCGATGCACTGTGTGCAGAGCGCCTACGACGCTGGCGCCAGCAAGAAGGCCATCGCTGACGCGCTCGGCTTCCCCGTCTCGACCCTGCGCGGGCTCAAGAAGACATGACGCCGCGCCTGCTCAAGCTCCGCTGCGACCTCTGCGGCTCGCGCCTGCGGGAGGGGCAGTACGTCTACTCGCGCTGGACGAGGCATCGCTACTGCTGGGACCTCGACGCCTGCCGGGCCCGGGCTCGACGTAAGAAGAGGCGCACGAGCGTCTGACTAGAGAGAAGAGGCCCGCCCCTGGGCGTGTGGGTGACAAGCTGGCTCGTTCATCGGCGAACCAACCCCGCAGGCGGCGGGCCTCTTCCTACTACTTGACGGTGATCGAGCCCGAGTCCACGAGCGAGCCGTCGAGCGCGCGTACCTCGACGTAGCTCTCGCCCTTGAAGTCCTTGGGGTAGGAG